ATTACCGAGGCCCGGACGTTGAGGTCGTAGATACAGGGAACATCTACCACTATCCTTTTGCCTCCAAAGACCCTCAATCCGCGGTAGGTTTTGGCGAGCGGATATACCTCACGAAGCAAGATTTGCTGGTCGGTATCGAGGATTACGGATACGATCGAGACTCCGTTATGACGCTGCTCGCGCACCATCCTACCGATACCAGGATGAGCCAGCAGCAAGAGCACGTGGATATTCAGTGGGGGACCGGCGAACAGAGCGAGTCTGAGTTCTACGAGTTCTTCTTGTGGTACACGAAGATGCCCGTTCTTCAAGATGTTGACGGATCGCTCAAGCTCCCAGAGTACCTGTGGAATACGGAACTCGAATGCGTTTGCTCTAAGTCTGAACCCAAGATATTTCTGCGGATCGATTTTTCTCCGTACTCGCGCCGTCCCTACGTGAAGTTCCACACCGGCAAAGAGCCCGGCAGCATGTACACGCGCTGTCTTGCCAGTGAACTTGACTCTCTTCAGTGTCAAGGGAACGCGAACATTCGCGCCGTTATCGACGGCCTCAATATTGAGATGTCTCCGACATTCAAGGCGCTTGAAAGCAGCCTGAAAGACAATGAAGATTTTGAGTTTGGACCCGGTTCTGTCTACAAATGCAAGACGAGTCTTGAGGAGATGGAGCCTATGCGGATGGAAAGCAACGCGCGTCTCGGCCTTGAGCTGCAGGGAATCCTTGATGCCAGAGCCGAAGGGCTTTATTCTGGAGGATTTGGACAACTCCAGGGCAAAGTCCGCAAGAACGAGGAAATGAAGCAGGTTCAGGCGACGGCGGCGAGCCTTCAGGATTGCATGATATCGAACTTCCTGCGCGGGGCGAACGAACTCTTCGCATGGCTCATCACTCTTTGCCAGGACAAAATGGGGGATGACGAGCCCATCGCTTTCGCGGACGATCAGGGCCGCGGCAAAAAGTTAACGATGTCAACCTTGAAAGGAAATTACATCTATCGCGCCATGGGATCCACGTCAAGCGCCAATTCGGAGGCCCGTATAAACAAAGCGCAAATGGCCCTCCAGATTGCAACCGGCTATCTTGAGACAAAAGGTAAGGTTGCGGACCCCAAGGATCTTGAACATCTCTGGTATGCCAGCCGGCAAGTTTTGATCGATATTGACGTCCACGATCCTGAAGATTACATCGGTGAACGTCCTGAAGTTTCAGGTCAGGCCCAAGCATCGCCTGTGCCGTCCCCAATGTCGATGAACGGAGCATCAAGTGGAAACGGACGCGGAAACACTGGAAGTGTCGTGGGCGCAGCTCAAGGCTAGCCCCGCATGGACGTATCTTGTTGTGCCGTTGTTGAGCGAGCGCCGGAAGTCCTTGTACGAGAAGTTGGCGATCAGCGGCTCTATCGAGGATGTTCGTTACATTCAAGGCCAGATCGCTGTGCTGACGGATGTTCTAGAAACGCCTACAAAGGCATCCCGAGCAGCGACAAAGGCCGGAAAGCAAGAGGAAACAGATGAGCGACCTAACACAACAGTCGCAATCCGAGGACGATTTGCAGACTCCCAGCGGGCAGGGCTTCCCCCAAGATGATCTTGATGAGCCCGAAGACAATCTTCTGGACAATGGAGGTTCTGAGAATGAAGACGAAGATTTTGAGTCCGAAGACGCAGGCGCCGGCGACCAAGGCGCCGCCGGTGATCAAGGGCCCGCCAATGGGTACGGTGGCAGTCAAGCCGAACCTTCCCAAGCATCCCAAGTAGCGCCCAAGCCTGTTCCTACCCCGGATATTCCGGGGACAGAAGCTATCCTGCAATCGGACATCGACGAGTTAGCGCCACTTATCGATCCCACGCTGGATACGTTCGATCCTGTCCAATATACGCGTCGTCTGATGGCCATAACGCAAAACACGGTTCGGAACGAGATGCAGGCCACTTCCTCTGCTCAAATGCAGATGACGCGCCTCTTGGCAGGACGCCAAGAGTTGGTGGAGCGGTACGGAGCTGGAATATCCCGCAATCTACAGCAAGTTGCTGCTGATAAGCGGCATCAACCGGGCATGATCCGGGCTGCGCTCTTTACCGAGGTTGTCCGGGACTCTGAAACACGCGGTGACGAAGCCGTTGAGGACTTCATCAAGGCGTGGAACGGTTCAAAGAAGCAGCCGGCGCCGCGGCAGCCTCAGTTGGCGGCGCCGCAGCGGACGCCGGTTAGCACCGGCGGAGGCTCCCCGTCCAGCGTGACGAGAAGTTCGTCGCCGATTGACTACTACGTAAAAGAGTACGGCCTGTCGCGAGAGGAAGCAGAAGAGGCCGTCAAGACGCCGGGCGTTGTGAAAGGAACGAGGACAATCTAATGGCAACTGATGCAATGCCGGAACAGCACGTGATGGATGGCGCGAGACCTCGCGGTGGCACGACACACGTGGAAGACGGCACGATGAAGGAACGGAGTTGTAACCTGGACAGAAATTGCCCGCCGTGGGAGCGTCCCCAGGACTGGACTACTCGAAAGTTTACCAAGGCCTACTGCGAAAAGCTGGACAAGGCAAATAATGTGACAGGGATCGGTACTGAATTCTATTTGTATCCATGCCGGAATCCCAATTACTACGATAGGGACGATCGCCCCACGGAGATCGAGTCCGAACACGAAGGCTCCTTCCTCGTCAAGCCGCCGGATGGCAAGGGCGACGTCGTGAACTTGGGAAAAGACTACGTGATGATGGCGATCCCGATGAGACATCGGAAGGAGCAAGAAAAGCGGGATAAAGAGGTGAAGGAAGCCCGCGAGAGCGGGCAGAGGGTCAATCTCCAGACGGGGCAGGTTACACGCCCTCCTATTAACCAGCACATGACGCCGTCCGGCGGGCAATTCCCCGCGGAACAGTGGGAGCAGATGACGATCGACGAGCGGATCGCCATGAAAGAAGAAATATCCCGCTATCATCATGAGACCGGGATGGTGGGTGGGTCGAGCCCCACGGCGGGCATGTCGCTCATGGAAGCCGAGCTTGCCATGAGGCGCCGTGGGATAGATCCGAGGGTCGAGTCCGAGCAATATCGCCTCGGGCCGCGCGCCGCACCCAAAACACAGGAGGAAATGGTAGATATTCTCCTGGCCGGACGGAGTGCGAAGGACCCGATAAGAGCAAGAATGCTCGAAGAGGTCAAACGCAATGAGAAGCCGCGTTCGTACTCCAACTCGGGTGTCGGGTTCGCGCCGGAAATCAATCCACGATCAGCACTCGGCCAGGTCCGAAACCGAGCCGGGAAAGGAAAGTAGATACTATGCCGGGTGTACGGTTCGCATATCAGCAGGGCGGGAAAACGGTCGCTGCTAACCGGATAACTGGTTTGCTCCCTATCAGCGCCAACGGTGCGTCCACTGCGACCGCCAGCGGGCAGATCATGCAGGGGGACATCCTCGTACAGACGGTAGGGGCAACCTACAGTGGGTCGGGCGCGCCTGTGGTTCGCGAGCTGCTCGCGGCCGACCAGGCCAGCTCGTCGAACTATTACCAGTCCAATCACGCGAGCGGGGGCGCCACTGCCGGCGTGTATGGCGTGGCGCTTTGCAACGCCGCGAGCAACGCGTCGCAGTTTCCGCAGACCCCCGCCACTCTTTTTCCAGCCAACATCCCGTATCCATACGGCGAGTCTCAGCTTTATCCGAATGACCCGACGACGGGGTACGGCGTTGTCCCGGTGGACAGCGCCAGCGGGAACATCTTCGCTGCGCGCTTCTACGGTGGTACGACGCGTTCATTCGCCACGCTTGAAGCTCTGGCAGGCGGGCAACTAGGCGGCATTACTCTCCTGCTCGGGACTGGCACGAACGGCCTTCCGTTGGGCCAGATGTATTACTTCCTAGACATTCAGGCAACGCCAGGGTTACAGATCGCTCACTTCCTAGGATGGAACACCAATGACCCGCTGTACGCCGCGACGGTCGGCGCAGGCAAGGGGTGGACGGGTTCCACTTCGCCGCTGACGCCGACGCCGGAGATGTTCTTCGAGTTCACGCCGTCTTTCTCCCAGGCTGCGAACGGCGTAGCCTATAACGTGAGCGGGTACTAAAGACCCTTTTAAAAGGAGGTTGTCAAAATGGCTTCAAGTGGTCTGGCCCCTATTTATCAGAGAGGCATCGACGAGAACATACTGCGGACGTTGGCGGAATATGACCCCGTATACCGTCTGTTCATGCACGTGGAAGACACGTCCTCGCGATATATCTGGCACCAGGGGTGGAGCGGATACGGGCTTCCGATGACGCCGCGTTATCCCGGAACGCCCGTAGAATCCGGGCAGTTCGCCGCGAGCTTCAGCAAGCAGTATATAGTCCAGGGCTGGGGGCTGGGAGATCAGATCCCTTATGAGGACGAAGAGGACGACCTGTACGGGGTGATCCACCGGGCGCTGGCAATGAAATCGGGCTTTATGGGTGTCGCGTACCGCACGGCGGTCGAATACTATGTCGCTCAGTTCTTCGGCATAGAGGGATTCGCTTCGGGCGCTGTTTCGACGATGCCGGACAATGTGAGCCTGTTCAACACAGCACACCCGGTTTCATCTTCACAGTTGGGGGTCACGTACGCGAACCGTCCCTCGACCGACGTTGATTTCTCCGTGACAAGCTATCAGGCCTGCGCGACGAATTTGAGAACGCAGCTCAGGCCGGACAACCTGACCTATATCAACGACCGTCCACGGTATGGGATTTTTAATCCGGCGTGGCAGTATATCGTGCCGCAGGTACTTCGGGCGCCGATGTACCCCAACACGGCCGACTTCAACTATAACTTCAACAGCGAGGACAATGTCACGCCTATCTACT